GACTAATCTAAACGACGAGGAACCAAATGAACTTCACGACAGGCTTGCACACGAATATGCCGGCACCGGACTATCACGCGATCGACGCACTGTCTGCGAGCGGTGCGAAGCATTTGCTGAGGTCACCCGCGCACTATCTCGCGCAAAAAGAGCATCCGATGCAGCCGACCGCGGCGATGCGTCTCGGCACGGCAGTCCACACGATGATTCTTGAGCCGGAGAAGGCGGACATCGAGATCGCCAGAGCGCCAAAGGTCGACAAGCGGACGAAGGTCGGCAAGGAAACGATTGAGCTGTTTGAGCGCGAGAACGCCGGCAAGCTGTGTCTCGACGCTGACGTGTACGACAAGGCGGCAGCGATCGCCGACGCCGTGTACAAGCACCCGACAGCGCGCGAGCTGCTGAAGAATGGGCAGTCGGAAGTGTCGATGCTGTGGAAGGCCTACGGCGACTTGCCGTGCAAGGCGCGCTTTGACTACTACCGCGGCGACGGCATCGTCGACATCAAGACAACGCAGGACGCGTCGCCCGAAGCATTCGCGCGCAGCATTGCGTCGCTGAAGTACCACATGCAGGCGGCGCACTACCTGCAGGGCTATCGTGAGGTGACGGGCTGGGACGCCGACCACTTCACGTTCATCGCCGTCGAGAACGAGCCGCCCTATGCGATCGGCATCTACCGGCTCGACGACGCTTCGCTGCAGACCGGACGCATGCTGATGGAGAAGGCCGCAATGGCCTTCCGGACGGCAGCAGATCCCGTCCAGTGGAAAGGCTACCGCCAGGACATCGAGACGATCTCCGTCCCGTCCTGGGCGCTGCTGGACCCCAGCTGGTAAATCGTTGTGGATAAGTCTGCGGGCTGGGCGCACAGATTTGCGCCTAGCACGCAAGACGGTTTACCTAGCACAAGCGAAGCAGGGAGGCTCGGCGTGACCACGGAAACCATCGAGACAGCGGACGACGTTGTCGACTTCATTGAACGAGAGCGGGTCAGGCAGGGCCTGTCGCAGCGCAAGCTGTGTGCGGATGCTGGCCTGTCTCACGGCGCCTATTGGTTCGTCAAACACAGCGGCGGCGGGATCCATCTCGACACGGCGCTGCGGCTGCTTGAGGCGGTCGGGGCCAACGTCAGGGTGGAGCGGTCCTGATGCGGTTTCTGTCCGTCTGCTCCGGCATCGAAGCGGCTTCCGTGGCGTGGCATCCGATCGGCTGGAAGGCGCTCGCCTTCAGCGAGATCGAAGCCTTCCCGCGTGCTGTGCTGGCGCATCACTACCCCGCCACGCCATTGCACGGTGACTTCACCAAGTTGCGCGACGAGCCGTGGATCGTCGACGCAGACGTACTCGTCGGCGGCACGCCTTGTCAGGCGTTCAGTGTCGCTGGCCTTCGCCAATCCCTATCTGACGATCGTGGAAACCTAACTCTAGAGTTTGTGAGGCTTGCAGATGCAGTTGACGATCTTCGACGCGCTCGCGGAGAGCAACCCGCAATCGTCGTGTGGGAGAACGTCCCCGGCGTCCTCAGTGTCAAGGACAACGCCTTCGGCTGCTTTCTTGCGGCGCTTGTCGGAAACGATGCCCCCATCGTCCCGACAGGGCGAAAGTGGACAAACGCGGGTCTGGTTATTGGACCCAAAAGAGCAGCAGCGTGGCGGATCCTCGACGCTCAATATTTCGGAGTGGCCCAACGACGCCGTCGTGTGTTCGTTGTCGCAAGTGCTAGAGACGGGTTCGATCCCGCCACGGTTCTTTTTGAGCCAGAAAGCGTGCGCCGGGATACTCCGCCGAGCCGCAACGCGCGGCAAACGGCTCCCACAATCCCTCCACGAAGCACTGCAGGCGGTGGCCTTGGGACCGACTTCGACTGCGACGGAGGATTAATACCAAGCGTTGCTGGTGCGCTTGATACCGAATGTGGTGGGGGAAAACTAACGCATCAAACAATTAATAACGGACACATTATTGGCGTGCCTGTAATTGAGCAGCCTTATGCAGTTGGCAACACGCTCACTGCGCGGATGCACAAGGGCATCAACACGACGCTGGACGAAGGGCAGACGCCTGTCATTGCGTTCGACATCCTTGGCTCACTAGCGACTAACGGCGGCAAGGAGACAGACGTTCACACGGCGCTGCGCTCGCGTGCGCCGGGTGCCAGTGAAAACAACACGACAACGGTTGTTGTTGAACCAGTTGCTGTGGCGTTCTCTTGTAAGGACAGCGGCAACGATGCTGGCGTTGAGGTGTCTCCGACGCTCCGCGCAATGGGCGGCAATCAACCTAACGGTGGCGGGCAGGTTGCGGTGGCGTTTGACCAGCATTACAAGCCGAGTGAAACGGCTCAAACACTTGTAGCGGGCGGCAGTGGTGGACGAAATGAATTTAACCATCCAACGGTATTCACGGCTATGGCCGTCCGTCGCCTGACGCCGCGCGAGTGTGAGCGGCTGCAGGGCTTCCCCGATGACTACACGCTGATCCCGGTACGCAATAAGCCCGCAGCTGACGGGCCACGCTACAAGGCTCTCGGCAATTCAATGGCTGTTCCCGTCATGCACTGGATCGGCAAGCGTATCCAACAGCATCTGGAGCAACAGCAATGATCGTCGGCATCGACCCCGGCGCGTCTGGCGCTGTCGCATTCTTTAATCCCCAGGAAGGCACGCTTGAGATCGTCGACATGCCGGTCATGGAGGTCGAGCGGGGCGGCAAGTCAAAGCGCGAGATCAGCCCGCAACTACTGGCGACAGCAATCCGCCACAAGGCGCCGCGCATTGCCTACGTCGAGAAGGTCGGCGCCATGCCAGGGCAGGGCGTCAGCTCGATGTTCCAGTTTGGTCGAGGTGTCGGGATGGTCGAAGGCGTCCTGGCAGCTCTCGCTATTCATACATCCTACGTCACCCCGCAACGCTGGCAGAAGGTCGTCGAAGTTCGCGGCGGCAAGGACGGGGCGCGTTTGCGTGCCATCGAGCTGTTCCCGGCATACGCATCTCTCTTTGCGCGCAAGAAGGACGACGGCAGAGCGGATGCCGCTCTCATCGCCTGGTACGGCGCGACGCAGTAATCCCGGCCACGGGGATCAGTGGCATTTTGGTAAGAAGGTAAATCGACTATGGCTTTAGGGTTCAACACAGAAGGCCGCTCAAGCGGCGACATCCTGCCGATCGTGAAGTTCGACGCGAAGTCTGGCGACTTCATCGCCCGCAAGCGCGAGCAGGGTTCGGACGGCATGTGGGAGAACATCGAGGAAGAGGTCGCGCTGCCGTTCAAGGCCGTCTTCGACTTCGCGAGCATCGAGGTCGGCTGGCTGTCGTTCTCGTCGGGCGCTCCCGACTTCCACATGGTCAAGTATGGCGAGCGTATGCCGGCGCAGCCGTCGCCCGAACACAAGCACGCGTTTCGGATCCGCGTCTATTCTAAGGCTCTCGGCCTGCGTGAGTTCTCCCACAGCTCCAAGACCATGCTGCGGGCGATGGATCCTCTCCACAACCAATTCCTGGCCGACCAGGCGGCGAACCCCGGCAAGGTTCCCGTCGTCGAGGTCAGCGGCCTCGAGACCGTTAAGGTGAACAGCCCGCAAGGGGAATTGCGTTTCAAGGCGCCGAAGTGGTCGATCGTTTCGTGGGTCGCCAAGCCCGAGGCGATGGATGGAGCGGCAGCTGCTCCCGCTCCTGCGCCGGCTCCTAAGCCTGCTCCGGCTCCCGCTCCCGTTGCGGCCAGCGACGACGAGTTCTAACAAATAAAAAAGGGCAGGCTCACGGGTATGGCCTGCCCTTTAGTTGTCCGCACCAGGGGAGAAAGAGTAGCGCGGAATGTCCGAAGCAGTAACACAACAAGAACCGAAAGACATCAGCGAGCATTCGATGAAGCTCGCATTTGCTGTGGGCGGGCGCACCGACATTGCCCTCACAGTGAAGGACTACACGTTCCAGCAGCTCGCCGCGCGCCTGCGTTCGCCACGCCAGGGCGCCAAGGACGGCAGCTATTACATCCGCGGCGGTGATCTCGTCGCGCCAAAGCGTGCCGACGAAAACCTCCGCAGCGCAGAACTTCTGATCCTGGACGGTGACAGTCGCATCGACCCCGAGACCGGCGAGATCCTGTCCGGCGCGCCTCCAATGCCGGAGGTATGTCTAGCACTGCGTGCGATGAACATCGCCTACATCGCACACACGTCGCACAGCTACAAGCCGGTCAATGGAGGCGGTCAGCCTCATTGGAAGTACCGGATCGTCATCCCGGCGCGTCTGAAGTCACAGGCAGAGCTGCAGGCCTGCGTCGAGTGGATCCTCGCGCAACTGCATTCACGCGGCGTGTGGCTGGCCGACGTCACCGAGAACAGCAAGTGGTCGCAGCCGTGGTATCTGCCGCGCGTCGAGCAGCCTGACGCGTTCCTGTTCGACGTGAACGAGGGCGGTCACGCGTTCCCGGTAGGCGAGGCGATGGCCTGGTCAAAGGAGCGGGCCAAGCGTGAGCAGGTCGAGCAGTCGATCGTCACAGCTGCACCAACGAAAGCCTCTGGCGACATCGACCAGTTCAACAAGGCGCATGGTCTCGAGTGGGTCCGATCGAAGCTCGAGAGCGAAGGCTATAAGTTCGTTTTCAAGGAAGGCGACAAATACCGCTACATCCGGCCCGGTTCCGAAAGCGGCACTCCCGGCGTCGTCGTGTTCCGTGGCTCCCGTGGCGATTGGTGCGTGTTCTCGCATCATGGCGCTGCCGATCCGCTCTCAAACCGGGTCAGCGATCCGTTCGACCTCGTCGCAATCTTCGACCACAACGGCGATCGGAAGGCCGCAGCGCGGGCCGTGCTGCCCAAGGCGCCGAGCGTCATCGAGCAGCTGGGCATCCTGTCGGGCCAGCACGCGCAACCTGTGCCGCAACCTGCACAGGTCGAGCAAACGCAACAAACGAAACGCCGCATCGACTTGGTCCCGTGGCACGACCTGCAGGACGTGAAGGTCAAGTGGCTTGTCAAGGACATGCTCCCGGCGAAGTCTTTCTCTGCAATATACGGCAAGTCAGGAGCAGGAAAGTCGTTCTTCGCCATGTATTTGGCGGCAATGGTTGCATCAGGACGTGAAGCATTCGGCTGCGATGTCGATCAGGGCGATGTCGTCTACCTAGCGCTAGAAGGCGGCGCCGGCTTGCGTCGTCGGCGTGATGCGCTGATGCAGCGATATGACCTTCCAGACGATCTGCCCGTGCATTTCGTCAAGGCGCAGATGAATTTGCGGTCGTCTCTCGACGATCTCAATGCGCTGATCGAGGTGATCAAAGAGCGCGGCATCAAGCCTGCCGTGGTGTTCGTCGACACGCTGGCGCGTGCCTATGCCGGCGGCGAGGAAAACAGCAGCGCAGAGATGATGCAGTTCGTTAGTGTCATGGCGGCGCTGCAGAATGCGCTCGACTGTAC